CCATTAGAAGCAACAGCTTTGATGACCACCATAATGCAATTAAAACGATTAAGTGATACTAATTTCGATGAAAGTTATAAAGAAAGATTTAATAAATGGTGCTATCAAATAAATGAACAGAATCTAATGTTTATCAGGTATCATTATTTATGTGAGAGAACTGATACTGAATTTTGGAGAAAGAGCACAACACTACCATTACCTCTGAAATTGGAAATGATATTAGATGCTGATTATAATTTAATTCCAAGAACCAATATTGAACTATTTAATACATTGCAATTAGAGGAATTTTCACTAAATGAAATGACTTTCTTTGTAAACAATTATTTAGCTATCTATAAAAAAAATAAAAAAAGTATAAAACAACAATTACTATAATATGGAAAAGATAGTGTTTGATACCGATACCTATATTTGGAGAACAAAATTAAATTTTAGTTCATTCAAAAGTGAAATATTAAGTTTATGCGATGATGTAGTTAATAATTCAGATGAATTTAATTTTGATGCATTTCCTTATTTTAAAATACAGGGTGATATGAGTTTTTTAGGCAATATTAGTATTAAAAATAAATTGGATGAAATAGCCCAAATATGTATAAATAAGTGTAAAGAAATTCATACCGATATTGATGTAAATGTTAATATGATAGAAACAGATTCGTGGGTTAATATTGTAAGAGCTAATAATCCGATACAACCCAATTTTAAAGAAGGGTATGACAAATACCACATACATACTGAAATAAACAAAGTAAATAAAGCTTTTGTCCCAGTTTACACATATGTGTATTATGTTCAAATGCCTGATAATATAGAAGGTGATGATGCCGTTTTATATTTTAAAAGTAAGAGTGATAATGAATACTCCATTTTACCAAACGAAGATGAGTTGATAATCATGAAAGCAGATACACCCCATGCACCAAATACTGCACTAAAATCAACCAAAGATAGAATCGTATTTGCTGGTAATGTTGGGTTAAGTTATGTTAAAAAAGAAAAATCGTTAATATAATGTTAGTAGACAATAAATTTATATATCTAAGTCTACCAAGATGTGCATCAACTGCATTTCATTATTCATGTCTTATATCAGATTTAAATGTTGAAACTTATACCAACACTTTAATACCATTAAATGATAATGTTGATTTTAAATCAATTGATAAATCTAATTTAATGAATCACATCTACCATGCGCACGAATCAATTGGTGATTTACAATCTAAATTTGGATCATCATACCCAATAGTTGCAGTTAAACGAAATAGACATGAAAGATTTTATTCCTTATATAAACACATTTTGTTTGATTTAAAAAGAAGTGGCTATCCCAAACTATATGAAGCTTTTTCTAATCTTACTTTAGATGAATTATTCTTTTTTACTAAAAATGATATAATTAACAAAAAACAAAGATGGGATATTATATGTCAGTATTTAATTGATTTGAAAATATTAGATAAAAAAATAGATATTATTAATTGGGAACAAACTACATTTGGATATGCTGTAAATATGATTGATATATTATTGACACCCATTTCCTATTGGACAAACAATGATTCAAATATTATTTGGTTTGATTTCAATAAAATAAATGAATTGGAAAGTTGGGTTTCTGAAAAAGTGGATAAACCTTTTAAATTACAATCGGCAAATTCTAGTAAACACATTGAATGTAATATTATGTTGGATGATAGGTTTATACTCAAGTATAATGATATTTATGATTACTATGATTTACCAAAATCTACAATTACCTTAATATAATAATATGATTGATTACAAAGAAATATTTGAAGCATGGAAAATAGCGTTTAATCCAACCGATAAACAGGAGTTATTAGCAAAGGAAAGATTAGATGTGTGTTTGGGGTGTGATTTTAGAAAAGAAGTTTTAAAGAAAGTAAAGTGGTCTGCATATTGTGGTGATTGTGGTTGTCCGTTAAATAAAAAAGTATTTTCAACTATGTTTAATCCATGCACTCAAAAAAAATGGGAAAATGTAGATTCTAAGTATTTAGATATAATTAAAACTAAAAATAAAAATTCTATAATTTAAATAATCATATATTTATAGAAGAATATTAAACAAATATAAGGATTTTATGAAAGCAACTATCATAGGTAGCGATTTATTGGAAAAAAATGGAAGTGTTAAGTTTTTAGAAATAAACACAAATACAACCATCTATAATACAGGTGCCGATTTATTAGACTATACCGCATTATTTGATGTTTTAACATCTAACAATATAACTGAATTTCACTTTATATGGACAGAAGTAGATTCATACACTCCACTTGAAGAACCATTCAGATTCAAAGAAATTTTAGAAGAAAAGTGTGCTGAAAATGGTATTTCATTTACCGATTATGTAGTTCCTATGAATTCGGTGACAGTGCCTTATATTGAAGATGCTCCTAACAAATTTATATTAAGACAATCATATGATACTACTGCATTAGTAGATGAAACGTATTGTGCTAATAAATTTGAGTTCTTTAACTTAATGAGTGGGTCTGAATATATTCCTGCTACATATTTTAGTGGTAGTGCATTACAAATGGATGAATTCACTACGTTGGACACAACGAATTCAGATGCACCAAACGTATTAGTTAAAGCAAATGCTCCTGCATATGATTTAGATTTATATCCAGCATTATATAAATTGGATGATTTATCTGAATTATCTGATTTGAAAAGTGAGTTGGGTTCTGAATATTTAGTTCAAGAATTTGTTTATTCAGATGATAATATTGTTGATGGTAGATATTCTATCATTCGTAGTATTGATATTATATATGGTTCTAATTTAGATGTAATCAACTTAGGTGGATATAAACAAAGCACAATAATTCCAATGAATTTTTCTGCAGATGAATTTGTAGTAGATACTAAAAGATTAAATCAAAAAAGTAGAATAAAATACATATCTAAATCTATTGTTAGATTTACGGGGATAGATTATCATACTGATGATGATTCTGTTATTTTAGATTATACCGGTTCATTGATAGATGTAGATAATTTGAAATTAGGTGATTACATAAAATCTATAAATTTCCAAGATATGCATGGTAATAATGCAGGTGATTTAGATCAAACGCTTTTAGAAACCTACGGATGGGAAGCTACTTTACCACAAGTAAACGAAACATTGACATCGGAAACATCTAGTTTATCAAATGTATTTTCAGCATCAGTAGATACTATTTACATACGAATTACATTAGAAGATGGTAAAACGTGGGTAGATGCACCATCTACTACATATTTTATAGAAGAAACTGATTCAACTAAGACTCGTTTTGAAAAAGTTAATAATATGTTAGTTGGTGATAAATTAATTGTAACGGATGCATCTACAAATGAACTAACTACGATAGCAATTACATCATTAGAAATGGAACATACACAAAAAACTATTTATGGTTTAGATTTTGAACCATCGGATTTGTTCTTGGTGGATGTGGGCGATGGATTGTTTAGTGTAATGCACAACTCTTGCTGGTGTCCTTGGAACTATTGTGGGTATTTTTGTAACTCATATGGATGTCCAGGCTGTGGTGGTGGTGGATTTGAAAAAGTATAATATTACTAATTAAAAAAAATATAAAATAAAATGGCAAATACAATTAAAACATACAGACCAACTTCGGTAATTAAAGCTAACATCACTCCACTATCAAGTGAATTAAAAGTGAAACTTACAAACGCCGTTGGAGAAGTTGTAAATAAAATCAAAGAAACCCATTTAAATTAATGGCATCATCCAGATTACATCAATTAAAAATAGTTGATAGTATTGTGGGTGCTGAAGTTGGAAATACATTATTATCAAAAATAGAAATAGATTATGGTAATGATATTAGAAAACATAGTGATTTTACATTACGAAATATTGTCCACGATGTTTCTAATTACATCGAAATGGGATTCAATTCCGATTGGAATATTTTAAATAAAAATACCATACAAGAAATACAAAAGTTATGGGGTGAATATATTACAAACTATCGTAATAATTATTCACCCCATAATTATATCGAAACTAATGCAATTTTATTAGATAATAGAGTTGATGGTATTGGATACTATTGGGTTGATTTAAATACTCGTTATTCAATTGAAATGATTGTTAGAATGGGAAATTGTGGTAGATGTAATTATGGTAATACTTTAATAGAATTACGAGAAACTACAAAAGATTCAAGTAAATCTCATGTTGTTATTGTATATAATATAGCATCAGGTTTGATAAGACAAATCAAAGGTAAAGGCGATATAATACCATCCGAAGCATATTGGGATGAAATATTTAATTTTTATATTAACACCCCCTATCACATTTCAGGTCATAATTATACACAGAAAGAAGGTATAGATTTTAAACCAGAAATGTTTAGTAAAGAAAAATATGAATCAGTCAAATCTAAAATTATAAGTAAAATATTTTAAATAATTAACTTATTATGAATTATACTATAAACAATAATTTTTGTGATAAAACTGAAGCTAATTCTATAATTGATTTTTGTATGAAATATGGCGAACCCTTTTCATATCAACCAAACGAAGTCTGGGATTGCCGAAGAATATATGATGAATCATTTAAAACAAAAATATTAAATAAATTAATCAATTATTACAAAAATGGTGAATTCAAATTATGGTTTGATTATAATAATTTTAATGTAAAAAATTTTAATATTAGTTTAACTTCGTATTATGATGGTAGATTTTTAAACTTACATAAAGATAAGGTAAGCGAACTAACAACGGTAATAGTATTATCAGATGGGTTTGAAGGTGGTGAATTTGCATTATGTGAAGATAAGAATCCATCAATACATTTTGAAAGTTTAGAAGGTATTTCAACCTTTAATCTTAACTTAGGAGATTCCATCTCATTTAATGGTTCTAAAACATATCATGGAGTATTACCAGTAACCAATGGTATTAGATATGCATTAAATATTTGGATGACTGAAACCGATTTTGATTATCCAAAACTTAAAGTTAATACTACATTATTATGAGAGTAGCAATACTAACAAGTGCACGAAGTGGTTC